GTGGTACTTGTGGTTTATGTTGGGAACAACCAAAAAGACAAGTTATTTTCAAGACACATTAGGAGGATATAATGAAACAAAGAAAATCAAACTATCCATGTTTTCATGAATTCAAGATTATCAAAATTGGAAATATTTTATTCAATACGAATGTTGAAGATATCATTGATGAAGAGATTGAAGAAACAAAAGTTTTAATCAACCAAGTAAAAGACATTAATCAATTAGTGGAGGCTTAAATGAATGACATTTTAAGAGACATAAACAAATTAAAAGAACTGCAAGGAATCGCAGAATACTTTTCGAGGAGTACTCTTATTTCTCATCTTGAAGACATGATAAGAGAGAAAGAAAAGATAGTACATAATTTTGAAAAAACTTACAAAGAGGAGGAGTGCAAAGAATGAGCAGACTTAAAGATAAATTACTTGAGGTTGAGTTGTTTGTTGGCGAAAAACTGCAAGACCTAACCAATGAACAAGTAATAAAAGAGGTTCGCAAACATTTTGGTTCGCAGATGTTTGTTGACCATGCAGAAGAGTTGTTACATGAATTTCAACAAGAAGTTAACTTACAAAGGATGCAATCATGATGGATATAAACACAGAAAATAGAGTTTGTATGTTTTATGTAATTAACAGACTCAACCAAATACTGACTAAAGCCTCGCAAAATGATTCAACAGAGGGTTCAGTTGGTAGTGACGTTTCAGAATTTTATAATGAATTAGTTTTTAATCTCGGTGTAAACACAATAAGAAATCATAACAATCCAAAGGAGGAAAACAATGGATAAATCTTTTACAAAACCAATGCTTAGAAAGCTTAGAGATAAGATAGATGAATCTTTTAAACATGGAATAGATCTAGGAGATCATAAACTTCAATTAACTTTAGGTAACTGTTCGTTTGATCATGAAAAAGCAACATTCAAATTGATGGTTACTTTTGAAGGTAATTCTCTTGCAGACATTCAAAAAAAACAAGAGGCACATGATCTCAAACAGATGGCTCATTTGTGTGACATAGACTTGGAGAGAAAACACCCAAGATACACTCTTGTTGGTTACAAGATGAAAGCAAGATCAAAGCCTTGGATTATTACAGATAATCAAAGAAGTGGAGAGTACATTATAACTGATGACCAAGCCAAAATGTTGTTTGGTAAACAAGAGAAGGTTCAAGTAAATGGCTAGAAAAATAAAAGCAAAAGCAATTGAAAAGTGGAGGGCACTAGGAATTTCTTGTGTCCCACGTTATCATTTTACAGAAGTCCCAAACAATGACTATGGTCGTTTATTTATAAAATGCTTGAAGAAGTATTTAAATAAAGATGGTTACTATGTTGTAGTTAAGGGACAACACTTAAGAAAAGATGTTGATTGGAGAGAACATCAATTTGGTCAACCTCAATATGCATCAACACATCTTAGAGTTTACTTAAATAGGAGAGAAGACTAATGAAAGATCAAACACCTTGGACTGGGAATGCCCAGGAAATTAAGGCGACAGATCACAAAATGTTAGAGATGTCTAAAATTTTAGAAGATTATATGGAACATAAATTTGATGTCATTACAGATAGTGATTGGTTTGCAGACCTAGTAGAAGAAAAGATTAGAAAACTTTTAACAGAAGAAGAAGCAAAGAGGGGGATATATAGTGATTAAAGAAGTCTCTCTTTGTAGTGGTATCGGAGGGTTTTCCCTTGGATTCGAATGGGCGAAATTCGCAGAACCAATAATGTTCTGCGACTTTGATGAATGGTGTCAAAAAGTTTTAAGAAAAAATTGGAAGGACATTCCAATATATAATGATGTAAAGGAGATCGCAAATGACCCAAGAAGATTTATTTCAAACAAAATCAACAAAGGAGAAAAGTGGGTGCTCACCTCGGGATACCCGTGCCAACCCTTCTCAGTCTCGGGAAATCGCAGAGGCGAAGAAGACCCTCGCCACATCTTTCCGTACATCCATAGAATTATTGAACAAACAAGACCCACTTATTGTGTTTTCGAAAATGTTTATGGGCACGTCTCAATGGGACTTGACGAGGTTCTCTTTGAAATGGAAAGGATCAACTACCATACGAGGCAATTTGTTGTTTCGGCTAGTAGTGTCGGAGCCAGACACAAAAGGGACAGACTCTGGATCATCTGCAAAAATGTGGGCGACACCGAATACAATGGATGCTCTACCTCCGAGATCGGAGGAAGCGACCAAGAGATTGCAAGAGGGGCACAGAAAAGGTCGGAAGAGACCAAGCAACTTGAGGGAACAAGTGGACAAGAAGACAATGGCTCTTTACGAAACCAACTATCCAACTCCAACAACGAAAGGATTCGGTCATGCCTCGGAGGGAATGACATTGATATTCAGAAAGAAAGTGGAGAACGGAGAACTGACGGAACAAGAGGCTCAAGCAATGATGAACGGAGTGACTCTTCGACCACCTCGAATGAAGGAGTGGAAATACCCAACACCGAATGCAGGTCTAGTGAAACACAGTTACAACGGGAATCACGAATACTACAAGAAGAGACTGAAGGACGGCAGACAAGTGGACTTGGCTCACAAGATATTCCAAGAGGAGGGAGACGGCAGACTCAATGCGAACTGGACAGAGTGGCTAATGGGTTATCCTATTGGATGGACGAACCTCGAGGAGTCCCAAGAGTCACAGTCGATCAAAAAAACAGAGCACAAAGATTAAAGATGTTGGGGAATGCAATAGTTCCCCAAATAGCAATGCAAATAGGTTTAGCTTTAAAGGAGGACATGAAGAATGAATCTAATTGAATTAGAAAAGCAGATTAAAAAACATAAAGTTATATCTTTTTTTAAGAACGGAGTGACAGATGCTTTAGTGCATGGTCAAAGAGATGATAGCCAATCCCATCACTACTATAATGAAGGTTATGATTTTGGTTTATTTATTTACAACGAGTTAAACATTCAAGGTGCTTGTTTTTTAGAAGGAGAGGATTAATGACTAACCATTTAATAGATTGCAATGCAGAATATAAACGTCTTAGACAATTACAATACAATTGTGAATGGGAAGATAAGTATGAAGATGCGAAAAGATATCAACTGAAAGCATTGTATTACAAAGATTTACTTGACAAAGGTATTTTTCACGAACCCAAGTTTTAAAAGGAGGTGCACAAACATGGCATTTAATGAAATGAATATTGAAGATATGTTATGCGATATGTATGACATAAGAAAAATGGCTAGACACACAAAGTTTGATAGGTTTCCAAAGGATACTGATGGAAGTTCTATCTTAATAAAAGACTGTATAGATAATGTTATCGAACAGTTAGAAGATCATTGTAAAAGAAATAATATTGAAGTTGCTTGACTTTTTAGAAAAAATAATGCTAAAGAGAAAATGCACGGAGCAATATCAGGAATTGCTTATGTTTGGTCGGAGAGTTTTGTCCTCCCCTTATCCTCTCCGACCACCTTAAATTCACCTTCAATAAAAGCAGACGGATGTTGTTTTCTAATCTCGGCAAGTCTTGCCACTATTTCTTCTCGAGATAATTGATCTAAGTGATGTGTTGTTTCTCTTCGATCAACAGTTAAGCCTCCAAGTGAAGACCTTATCTTCTCGGCATTGATGGCTGCACTAAATTGACCCGATTCTTCTGCTCCATGGCTTAACTCACTCAATCGTTTGAGTTGACCAATAACAGATACACCATATTTTTTCTCTCTAATTTCTCGGAGTTCTTTAAGATGTTCAGTAACCAAAGGAAAATCACGACCATTAAGCAAGAGACTTGCAGTCTTATTAGCTTGCCCTTCGGAATATCCTGCTCGTCTTGCACACTCGGCATTACTATAAATGCCTTCAAGCACAAGTTTGCAAAACTCTTTTTGTCTGTTGGTAAGCATCTTTTCTTTTGCCATAACGAAATTATAATAGGTTTTTTCTCATATTTTTTCAATTCAAAACGGAAAAAAATGTTTGCGGCTTCATCTTGTCCTAGTAGAAGTGTAACAACTGTAACACAAAGTGTAACACAAAACCCTAGTAAAACCAATGGTTACAGAGTGCTTGTTACACTGTTACACCTGTTACACCATTTTTTAAAAAATAAAAAACAAAACAAAAAATTATGAGAGAAACACTATGTAAACCAAAACACTTGACTTTTATAAGATAATTTAGGAAAATTAATTAACAACATAGGAGTATGAAATGGAAACTTTAGATAGAAGACTAGACATGCCCATAGAAGAAGCGATTAACCGACTAGAAAGAGTTGTCTTAGATAACTGTGATGATCTTAGACAAAGAGACGGAGGTTATGTCTATGCCGAGGAACTTATGTCGGCCTGGAAAAAAGTTTTGAACGAAACCAGAATCTAATGTTCAAAGCCATGATCTTAATCTGCTCCTTGGTTCATGGATCGGGAGACGAGAGCTTTTGTTTTCAAGTCAATGACACACTTGTTCCCGAAGGATATACAACAGAAAAAAAATGCAGAGTTAGAGTAAAAGAGATGGCAGATATGATAACGTCAATAGTTCGATATCCACATGTAATTAAGTACAAATGCGAAAACACAATAAGGAGGACAAACATTGAAGATGGTCAACAACCATAGTGAAAGAGCTTTGAGAAGTCAGATCTCAAAGGTTTTCAAAGATTTAAAGAAAGCG